GGCACAACAGTACTTTTTAGCATTTGTTAAGCAGATGTGGGTAGGCTTTATAGACGGGCGACATCATAAGGTGATGGCTAAGAAGTTTCAAGAAATTGCGGCAGGGAAGACTAAGAGATTGATTATTAATATGCCACCCCGACATACTAAGTCTGAGTTTGCTAGTTATCTATTGCCGGCATGGTATTTAGGTAAGTTTCCAAATAAAAAGATTATCCAGTGTTCTAATACGGCGGAACTTGCCGTTGGTTTTGGTCGTAAAGTAAGGAACTTGGTGGATAGTGAGCAGTATGGTAAGGTATTTACGGGCGTAAGTTTAAGAAGTGACTCGAAAGCGGCGGGACGGTGGAGTACAAATGCTAACGGTGAGTATTTTGCTATCGGGGTAGGTGGTACTGTTACCGGTAAGGGTGCTGATTTATTGATTATTGACGACCCACATTCGGAACAAGAGGCGGCATTGGCTTCAAATGACCCAACAGTGTTTGATAAGGTGTATGAATGGTATACATCTGGACCTAGACAGCGTCTTCAGCCGGGCGGAAGTATAGTAATTGTGATGACACGGTGGTCTAAACGTGATTTAACAGGAAAAATCCTTAAAGCGGCGATGGAAAGAGACGGAGATGAGTGGGAAATCATTGAATTTCCTGCAATTTTGCCGAGCGGAAAGCCTCTTTGGGGTGAATTCTGGAGTATTGAGGAATTAGAAGCGTTACGAACTGAACTTCCACTACCAAAATGGCAAGCACAGTACCAACAAGAGCCAACTTCTGAGCAAGGTGCGATTATAAAGCGGGAATGGTGGAAGATTTGGGAGGCGGACAAGCCTCCAGTGTGTGAATTTATCATACAAAGCTGGGATACAGCGTTCACCAAGAACGAGCGGAGCGACTATTCTGCATGTACAACATGGGGAGTCTTTCATTTGGACGAAAACCCGAATGATACGCACATTATATTGTTGGATGCATTTAAAAGACGGATGGAATTCCCAGAATTAAAGGAATCTGCGTTAAGCCATTATAAGGAATATCAGCCTGATGCCTTTATTGTGGAAGCAAAAGCATCTGGAGCGCCGTTAATTTATGAATTGCGGGCAATGGGCATTCCGGTGCAAGAGTTTACACCAACAAGGGGTAATGATAAGATATCACGTATTAATAGTGTATCAGACTTATTTGCAAGCGGAAAGGTGTGGGCACCTGCAACAAGATGGGCGGAAGAAGTGATGGAGGAGATGGCGGCATTTCCTAATTCTGAACATGATGACTTAGTAGACTCCAGCACACAAGCATTAATTCGGTTTAGAAAAGGCGGTTTTCTAAGATTAGATACCGATGAAGAAGAAGACATTCAGTATTTTAAGGGTCACCGTAAAGCTGGGTATTACAATTTAATTTAAGGATTGATGATGGCAACTGATGACAAATTGTATGAATGGTGGAAACGAAATATTCCAGCAGACGCAAGGCTATACACGCAGACTTTGTTTGGAGATAGGACAAAACCGTTTACAGAAAAAGATTTTACGCCAAATGAATTGAAAAACTTTGAAGAAATTATACAAGCCTCAAAGCCAAGATTAAAAAAAGGTCTTGAAGACCAAAAATTAGAAGCCGAAATGAATCGGCGTTTTACTGATATGTATAGCGCAGATAGTGCAAAAAAATTGGTGAGTATGGTTAATAAGGACCCAGAATGGAAACAACTCAGCGCAATGCACAACAAATATTTAAAAGATGGAGAGCTTCAAATTCCAGAAAAATACAGCAACCAATATGCTCTATTGGCGCAAAAAATTGGAAATAGATATAAAGATTTTGGTATCGGCACGGACAACCTTGGTACTGCTTTAATATCACAAAATAATATACCAAAGATATTTAATGATTTATTAACTAAAAGTGTTTATGAGTCACCAGAATATTTAGCTAATAAAGCTGCTAAAAATGAACAATACATAAATCAAGGCACAGGCAACGTTCAATATTATGATTATGAAGCAGCTAAAATAAACAGAGGTCTTAACCCCGGCGATATAAGTTCAAATACTCTAGGAAGATTTCAATATAAAACAGACCCAATAACGGGGCAAAGACAAATTATTGATAACTATGATTTTTCTAATCCATCAAGAGATAGGTCAGTTGAAGCATATTCAACCATGAACCCCGTTGAAAAAGCCACTAATGTTATTACAAAAGGGTTAAAAAGTAATCGTGGTCCTTTTATGGGATTAGCAAGTGAGGTTGGAAATGCTTACATAGGAAATGATGGCAGACCTGTAGATATTAAGTATGACCCTAATGCGATAGAAAAGAAAAAAGGCGGCTTTATTGTTAAGCCAATCAAAGGCGGTAAGAAGGATATTTAAGGAAAAATTATGGAAAAAAGTATATATCAGGCACCGCAAGGTTTAGCAGCAACTCCAGAAGCGGAGCCAATTGAGATTGAAATTGTAGACCCAGAAGCAGTACATATCGGGATTGGTGATATGGAAATTGATATTGAGCCAGATGGAGAGTCAGATTTTAGTAAGAATCTTGCTGAAGATATGGACGAGCAAGACCTAATGACTTTGGGTAGTGACCTGATTGGGTTATTTGAAACCGACTTAAATGGTAGAAAAGACTGGGCGGATACGTATGTTCAGGGTTTAAAACTTCTTGGTCTTAAGTATGAAGAGACAACTGAGCCGTGGGCTGGAGCTTGCGGTGTGTTTCACCCGATGTTATCTGAGGCAGTTGTGAGATTTCAGTCAGAAGCTATTATGGAGACATTTCCATCTAGCGGACCGGTTAAAACACAGATTTTAGGTAAAGAAACTACAGCAAAAAAAGAAGCATCAGTACGGGTTTCTGATGACATGAATAACAAGCTGATGAATGAGATGACGGAGTATCGTCCGGAGCATGAGAAGTTATTATGGAATTTACCTCTTGCAGGTTCGGCATTTAAGAAGGTATACTATGACCCCAGCTTGGAAAGACAAGTTGCGATGTTTATACCTGCCGAAGACTTTGTTGTTCCATATGGGGCATCGAATCTAGATACCGCGGAGCGTATGACACACGTAATGCGTAAAACCAAGAATGATGTAAAAAAACTAATGGTAGCCGGGTTTTACAGGGACGTGGAACTAGGCGAGCCTATGGCAGTTCTAGATGACATAGAAAAACGCAAAGCCGAGGAACAAGGTTTTTCCGCTACCAACGACAATAGATATCGTATTTTAGAGATACATGTTGATTACGACTTGCCGGGATATGAGGATGAAAAGGACGGCGAACCTACAGGTGTTGCACTACCTTATGTCATAACTATAGAAAAAAGCACAGGAAAGGTGCTGGCTATCCGTAGGAACTGGTTGGAAGAAGATACACTTAAATCTAAGAGGATTCACTTTGTTCATTATCAATACGTACCGGGATTTGGATTTTATGGTTATGGTCTTATACATCTTATTGGGGGTTATGCCCGCAGTGCTACTACTATGCTTCGTCAGCTTATTGACGCTGGAACATTATCAAATCTTCCGGGGGGTCTCAAGTCCAGAGGTCTCAGGGTTAAAGGGGATGATACCCCTATCTCGCCGGGCGAGTTCAGAGACGTAGATGTACCGAGCGGCACGATTAAAGACAATGTTATGCTCCTCCCCTACAAGGAGCCAAGTCAAACTCTATCTCAATTATTCAATCAAATCGTCACAGAGGGTAGAAATTTTGTTTCTGCTGGAGACTTGCAAGTATCAGACATGGGTGGTAACGCTCCAGTTGGTACTACTCTCGCTATTCTTGAGCGCACGTTAAAAGTAATGAGTGCCATACAGGCACGTTTACACTACTCGATGAAGCAAGAGTTTAAATTACTTAAGCATATCATTGCGGACTATACACCGGAAAGTTACGATTATGAGCCAGAAGAGGGTCAAGCGTCAGCGAAAAGAGCGGATTATGAAGACATTGAGGTCATACCTGTTAGCGACCCAAATGCGTCTACGATGGCGCAAAAGATTGTACAGTGGCAAGCAGTTATGCAATTGGCGCAACAGGCACCACAACTCTATAATTTACCGTTCCTCCATCGTCAGATGGTCGAGACTCTTGGCATTAAGAACGCAGCGAAGCTTATCCCAATGTCGGATGACCAGAAACCAGCAGACCCAGTCACGGAAAACCAGAATATTCTGATGATGAAACCGGTTAAGGCGTTTAGTTACCAAGACCATAAGTCTCATATTGCAGTGCATCAAGCGGCTATGCAAGACCCAATGATTATTGGATTACTGCAAAATAACCCACAAGCACCGCAGTTACAAGCGTCTATGATGGCACATATTAATGAACACGCTGGGTTCTTATATCGTCAAGAGATTGAAAAACAAATGGGTATGGCGTTGCCAAAACAGCATATGAATGATATGAATGAGGAAGAAGACGAGAATATGTCTCCTGAAGTTGAGTATCAGTTATCACAACAACTTGCTCAAGCGGCACAACAACTGCTTCAGCAAAATAAACAACAGGCACAACAACAGCAAGCGCAGCAACAAGCTCAAGACCCAATCATTCAGATGCAGATGCAAGAGTTACAGCTTAAAGCGCAAGAGCAACAACGTAAAGCTACAAAAGACCAGACTGACGCACAGATTAAGATGCAGCAGTTACAGTTGGAAGCAGAACGTATTAAGTCACAAGCCCGTGTTTCTGCGGGACAATTACTTGCGCAAGGAACGATGAATAAAGAGAAAT